ATCTTACCGAAAAGAAAACGACTAAGACTGACCTAGAGGCCCTAGAGCAAGTTGAGTCGTGGCGTATTCTGAATAGTATTGGCTCATTGTGTCGGTGTGTTCTTCGTGGGCTGAAACTCGACAAAGAAGCACAAGCACGATTGGATCTCAAGTTCGATGATTTATTCGTTCGCGGTAAAGTTATTCTTAAAGACAAAAAGAAAAAAGCAAAAGTCGCACCAGCACCTCTATCCATTCAAGACCACATTCGTAATGCTGCAAGTGAATGTATCGCCGAGATTGAAGAAATCATCGACGGGTTTATTCGCGATAACACAACCACATTTCGAGCATACGATTGGCTAGCAGAAAAAAATGTGAAGCCAATGGTCGCTGGTAAAATTGGTGCGTTCTACACTCCACAGTTTGAAGAGTTGGAACTAGCGTATAGTAAAAAAGACACTGTTCTGAATGAGGCATATCAAGCCTTTCCAAAAAAGAAACTAAAGATCATTATGGAGTTCTACCGTGCCATCGTCAATGATTGCTACGAATGGTCGACCAATGTGCGCAAATCAAAGATCAAAAAACCACGTAAGCCTCGTGAGAAATCTATTGAAAAGGTTGTGTCTAAGATCAAATATCAAAAAGACGACACATCATTGAAGATCGTTAGTGTTGATCCTGCTAAAATCATTGGTGCCTCAGAACTGTGGTTATTTAATACTAAATATAGAACAATGGCCCATTACGTAGCGATTGATCGTGGTGGTCTGCAGATTAAGGGAACAACCCTTAAACAATATGATGAGAAGGTATCTGCTATGAAAAAGATCCGCAAACCAGAAGACTTCGTTTCTAAGATTATCAGCGGCAGTGTTAAAGGTATCATCAAAACATTTGATTCATTGAAGATCAAGCCATCTGCTTGTAATGGACGCATCAATGAAGCCACGATTATTCTGCGAGTCATCAAGTGAGTCAAGCAAATGTAATCTCGTTTCCGATTGATCGAGTCGTTCGCACTCCTGTGCCTCTATCAACAAAGAAACAAATTATTAGATCACAAAAGCAACATATCAATCGCATCATTGAAGAAAATGCGACAAATATGGTATCTCGTTTAGCCATGGCTGGTGTAGATATAAGCACAGATGATTTTCAAAGAAACTATGCTTTTACGATAGAATGTCTTCGGTCTACGTTATACGAATCACTTGGAATACATCACCCACTTCAGGCTCCCATGAAAGAAATCATTCATACTATTGAAGATTTCGCAACAAAAAAAGATTAAATCATGATTTTATTAGACTTATCACAAGTTATGATTTCGAATATCATGATTCAGATATCAACTCGCATGTCAAATGGAATCGTAGACGAACAACTTATCAGACATATGGTCCTGAATAGTATTAGGTTGTCTCGTAAGAATTTTTATTCCGAATATGGCGAGTTAGTTATTTGTTGTGACGACCGAAACTGTTGGCGCCGTGATTATTATCCTCATTATAAATCTAATCGCAAAAAAGACCGCGAAGAATCGGCACTTGATTGGAACGCCATATTTGAGGCTATGAGTAATGTTCGTCAAGAACTTCGTGAACATATGCCATATAAGCATCTGCAGATTGACCGAGCAGAAGCCGACGATGTAATCGCGGCATTGTGCCATAGGTACGGCGAGATTACAAGAAATGGTAATGAAAAGATTTTGATTTTGTCTGGTGATAAAGACTTCGCACAACTTCAAAAATATGTTAATGTATATCAATATTCGCCTGTTATGAAAAAAGATATCATTGTGGATAACCCAGAAAGATTTCTGCGCGAGCATATTATGTCTGGTGATCGAGGAGATGGCGTACCTAACTTTCTATCCGCCGACGATACCTTTGTTGAGGGTAAACGTCAAAATCAACTATCACGAAAGAAACTTCAAGATTGGTGTGTTATGAAGCCAGAAGATTTCTGTGATGACGCCATGCTGCGTGGGTATAAACGCAATGAAATGATGATTAATCTTGATTTGATTCCAATCGAACTACAGAATGAAATCATCATGACGTATGAAAATCAAATACCCGCTCGACGGTCAAATATCATGAACTATTTTATGGACAAAAGATTACGCAATTTAACTGAGAATATAGGAGACTTTTAATGGACTCGTTATCTACCATCATTCGTTGGGCTGAAAAGAAAAAGAAGCCAGCAGACCAAGCACAAGTGTTAAAAGATCATACTTCTGGACCGCTAAAGGATATCATCGGTTATGCTATAGACCCAGGAGTCATTTGGCTATTACCTGAAACTGATCCTCCATATACTGCTCTTGCATCTAGGACAGACACAGAGGGACGCCTGTATACCGAAACTCGGCGATTCATTTATTTCGTAGATAGTCCAGAGGGCCGCGCACTTACTCCAATCAAGCGCGAACAACTCTTTATTCAACTTTTGGAATCTATTGACCCAAAAGACGCAGCGTTGGTTCTTCGCGTTAAAAATAAGAAGTTGACAATCTCTAAGGCGGCTGCTAAAATGGCATTTCCAAATCTCGCTAAAGATTGGTAAAACATGACTGCGTTTATTATCGCGAATGGTACATCCCGAGTTGGGTTTGATTTAAGACTGCTTTCGGGGGCTGGCGTTATCTATGGCTGCAACGCAATCTATCGTACTAATCCAGACGATGTAGATTTCGTTGTAGCAATAGATGATGGAATCATTCGCGAGATTGAACAAAGTGATTATGAAAGTAAAAAAGTAATCATTCCACCAGAAGATGAAAGATGGGAGCCATTCGAATGTAATGCTCATCGACCAAGATCAAACGCCGGAATGAATGCTATGCGTGAGGCAATCAAGCGAGGCGCTAAGACTATCATAGGTCTTGGGTTCGATTTTATGTTGATCGATGAATCTCAGTCTATTAGCAACATATACGATGGAACAAAGAATTATGGTATGGGAACTCGCGCACACGCTTCAGATAATATAGGAAGGGCTAGCTATCTCGATTGGCTTGCGAAAACTAATCCATCTGTTGATTTCATATTATGCTATAAAACCATTCAGTCTATGCATAGAATGGCCGCGACAAATATATCTGTTATAACATATGACCAACTGAAAGAATCATTATGAACACGATTAGAACACACGTTCGCGGACAAATGGGCGTACAGATTCTACAAGCCTTTACCGCACTATCATCTATCAATGCCGACGAAGAGCCTATTATTTGTGTGTGTTCTGGTGGACTAACATATGATGGCACAAACAAACTTGGATTAGTTTTTAATACAAAATGTCGAGTGATAGATATTGATGATATTGTGCGAAAGACTCCATATTGGGTCGATGGAGCCGCAACGAAAATCTTTGAAAATCGTGATAATATTTTTAGATGGCTACAACCGAAATCATTTCCAACCAAAGAAAATCTTGATGTGGCGGTTCATATTCGCGGTAAGGATAAACCGACAGTATCTAAGAAGTCGTATCGATATCTTGTCGATGAGGTTGCATCAAGGCATGACAATGTAATCGCTTATACAGACGATAAGGATTTCGCAGATACACTTCTTGCGAATACACCAAATATTAGAACGTCCACACAATCGGTTATTGATGATTGGGCTGATATGTATAATTCTCAGATTGTATATTCTAGCCCAAGTGCGTTCATTATGAGTATGCTGCTTATCAATCCAAACAAGCATGTCGTTATCCTTGGTGATAAATATTGTGATGGCGGATATCCGCACTTCACAAATGATTTGTTGTTTATCCGCGAAGCAAAACAGTTCTGCCCAAATATGGAGATATGGGATGAATGAATTGAATGTAAAAGCATTCTATAATACATGTGATCTTGGTGGATTCAAACGAACACAGATTGAATCGTTCATTCGTTCGGCTGAATCCAGCGAAGACATTTCGCATATTCGTCAGATGGCGTATCAAACCTTCGCAATGATTGTCGGCGAGAGTAAAGCAGAAACACTCCTTACATCGGTAAAAGACTTCAATCGACTGGAGTTAAACACAGAAGCGGCACTAGCAGGAATCCACGTATTTCGCACATATTTTGCTCATTTGATACAGAAGGTACGAAGATTACAAGTACCAAATACGACGAAATATTCAAGAGACTACGACGAGAGTGGTATTGCGGTAATAAATGATTTTCTACCAGACTATACACGAATCAAAATCATTGAAGAAATAAAATCATTTCCTATTGCGGTATTCAAGACGCCAGGAAATGTCATTTATAATCTTTCAAACAATCCTAGTCTAAGTGATGCGGTGTTTCGTAGTCCAATGAAAACGATTATATTCGATTGTCTTGCGTTTCATCAAGACCACGCAGAAGGCAATATGCTATACGCACAAAACACCTTTGTACAAAAGTTACATAATAAAAAAGACGACGGCGATATTCAAAAGGTTATGCATTCAGATACTTTCTTTCCGTGTGTCAAGTGGTGGTATTTTCCAAAACAAGTTCGTCTCGACGATGGACCTTTTGTATATGCGCCGGTATCTAATAAATTAACAGAAGATAGACTTCAATATACTTATGAACAATCTGTTGCCATTTCGCAAGGTGATATAGAATCCAGTCGAACCTATAGCCACGTCGAAGGTTCGTTGCGAATTAATCAACAGGAACTTGCTGAAATGGGTATTTCGGAGTCATCTTATGCTGTGCCTGCGAATACTTTGATTATTGCCAATGTATTTGGATTTCATAGAAGAGGGGATGTAAAAAGTGAAGCAAAACGCAACTCTATTCACGGTTCTATTAGGATTAACCATCCTTTTACTTAGTGGATGCTCTAATTTTTGTGGGAAAGATGCTCCGGAAAAGGCTTGTATGACAGGAAAGCCGTATTCTAATCGATCCGCCGACGATGATGCAAGCATTTCAAATGTCCGAGTCATGCCACAGTTCATTATTCCCTTCTAATACACTGATTTTATTCACCTTTTTGCTATGGCTAAGTCGTTGAAAACAATGACGGATTCCATAGCATTTTTTTTGTCTTTTTTCGCTAAGTTTCGCTAAGTGCTTGATTTTACACGAAATAATAATATTCAATGATTTCAAGCACTTAGCCGACACACTGGCTAAGTGCTTGATTTTAAACAAAACATTTTTATTGACACTATGGTATAACCATGCTATACTCTGTATATAAGATGACAACTGAGCGAGTGAACACCATGAAGATCAAAATGACGAAAACCGAAGAGCGCGAACTGATTGCCAACCTGTCGAAAACTGTTAAGATCGTCCGTTATGCAACTGTTATGACGAATGTTAAAACCTTTCGCAACTCATCGAGCGTTGCCAACCGTGGTCACAAGCGAGTTGCGCTGACCCAGAGGGGCATTTACTCGGGCCGTTCGTAAAAAAATCGCTCAAAACCAAAAATAGTTGTTGACAACGCCAACTTTCCATGCTATACTCTTAATATGATGACAAAAGAGGTTCCGATGAAAAAGACAGTAAAGATTGCCGAAATCGTAGATTATGCCAACGGCTACTTGTGCGCCGCTGGCCCCAGCCGCGAGGCTCGTCACGCCATCATTAATATGGTTGAACATGCCCTCCACGCCGCCAGCGCATATGACGGCTACCGCTATCTCGTTTCGGGTGAAGTGCCCGAGGGGTTCGAGCCTGGAATGCGAGTGAAACGCAGCCAGAATCCGACAGAGCCGTGGTCGCCCGAGTTCGAATTTCCCGACGATAGCCGCCGTCATTATACTCTTCGCCTTAGCCTGAGGTCGTAACCATGAGCACCAACGAAACCGAAGCGTTTGAGTTTATACGTAATCACCCCGATCTGCCGGCCGATATCGACAACGATACCATCCGCGCATTCATCGAAATTTTCAAAGCGGCTATTGCCGAGGAGTCCAAATAATGATGACCCGTAAAGATTTCAAGCGTATTGCCGACAATATTAAAACCTTGAGCAATCCCGATGCTCGGTTTGACGCGGCGAAAGCCATGGCCGATGTGTGTGCGATTAGCAATCCGAGGTTCAACCGCGTTAAGTTTCTTCTGGCTTGTGGAGTTGCTGCTTAATGATCCGATTTATCGCCGGCGTTGCGTTACTTTGTGCCGCCCCTCTTTTGTATGATGAGGGAATGATTGCAGTCGTTGTTGGAATCGTTGGTATGATTTTGTTTGCATATGGAATGGTCCGTGTTGCGAATCGCGAAATGGAAAATGGAGATTAAGTAATGGAAAACAATGTTTATATCACGTTTAGCGAAAACGATTTGGCTGAACTGCGCGAGTTGATGATCATCTACGGGCCTCGTGGAGCGTTTCGTTGGTTCTTCGACATTTCGCCGAGTGAGAAAATCGCCACCTCCGAAGTCGAGGAGTTCGCGTGTGGCTTTATGAACCAATACAACCGCATGTATGGGACCACATACTGATGAAATCAGCTGATGAAATCAGTTAAGCATCAAGTCTGGGATCAAGTCTTGGTTCAAGTTCGGGATCAAGTCTCGGATAAAGTTCGGGTTCAAGTCTGGTATCAAGTCTGGTATCAAGTCGCGGATCAAGTCGCGAATCAAGTCGAGGATCAAGTTCAGGGTCAAGTAAATGAGGATTATCGATAATGTTTGAAGAATATGAACGCAAGTTGGATTTGGCCTGGCAAGCATATAAAAACTGTAAAGCCACTCGCAATGGTTGGGGCATGAATTATTGGGGGTTGGTAATCCGAGGGTTGATGCAGAAACTTAAAATTAGTCGTTGACAATCCGACTAAAGTATGATAAGATTGTTTTACAATGAAACGTTATTTGGAGTGTTTATTATGAGTCGTATGAAAACTGTTGAGATGCTTGAAAAGTTTGATGCCCTTCTCGAAAAAGTCGGCGAGTCTGTAACTCGTGATCAATTGATCGGTGCCTTTGAAACGGATGAATGGGCGCTAAATGCCGTATATCGTGCGCGGCAGCGTGGCGATGTGATTGAAACGATCCGTGGTTCGGGGCGAATCGTCACTGGCTACATGCGAGTGAGTAAAGCCAATGTTGTATCAAAATCACCAAAGATTGCTAAAACGGTTGTCGTTAAAACTGCGAGGGCTGTCGTAAAGTCTCGAAAGACTTCTGCGCCAGTTCCTGAGTTCATCGACAATGTGACCTTGGACGAATATGACCGCGAAGTAAAAGCGGCTTAATGAGTGCACCCTTGTAGAACGACATTCCGACTACATTGTACCTTTAGAATGACGGTAGTATGGTTCTGTTAATCATGCAGCTTTGCTGGTTGTGCTATAACAACCAGTCGTTTTTTGGAGAACATCATGAGTGAGTTTAAATCGTTTAAGAAGTTTATTGAAACGTCTGATCGTGGCGACAAATATGTCTATCATCGCGGGTTTCTTATGGTAGACCGTAAGAATAACGATATTGTGGCCAAGACCGCGCAGAATGCGCTAGATTGGTATGAGAAAGGCATTCTCAATCTTGTTCAGCGCAAGATTAGTGAAGGCACTGAGGATATTGCGCCAGTGTATGAGTATGTAGCGGTTCGAGTTTATAATGTTAATCCTCGGCCGTTTGTTGGATGTTATGCTCCTGAGGAGTAAGCATTTTGAATCAACTCACCGTAATCGTGGATTATATTCGTAATGACTTTCGCCAGAACAAAGTTCGCGCAATAGCCGAAATCTTTGGTATGGTATGCGGCGTGACCGCAGCCATATTACTGGCAGTCACTACACCTGATCCGCGGCTGGTAGAGTGCTACATATTTTGGTTAGTGGGGAGTTCAGTTTTATTTCTGTGCAGTCTCAGCAGAGGTTCAACTGGACTCTCTCTCTCATATGGCATGTATTTCATAATCGATATTATAGGCTTTGTTAGAACTTGGATTTAAGCAAATGAAATCAGTTAAGCATCATCAAGTCCGGAATCAAGTCTGGGTTCAAATTCGGGAGCATACCAATGAAATCCGTTAAGTATCAAGTCTGGAATCAAGCGGATCAAGTCGGGTATCAAGTCCGGGATCAAGTTGTGGGTCAAGTCTGGCATCAAGTCTTGGATCAAGTTCGGGATCAAGTCTTGAATCAAGTTCGGGATCAAGTCGAGCATCAAGTCGAGCATCAAACAAATAACAGTTGACAATACCTGAAATATCTGCTATACTACTTTTACAATGACACTTTAACACACTGAAAGAGAGACTACACTATGGCCAAGAAAGCGACGAAGAAAGTTGAGAAAGTTGAGAAGATCACCGAACTGACCCCCGCTCAGGAGGCTCAGTTGGATGTTTACCGTGACAAGTGGCTAGCCATCGGGTTGGATACCGAGCGCACGGATTTCGAGGCGGCAAAGATTGCCGTGGCTCAAGCGTATAAAGCGGCGGGCCTTCCGGCTCCTCAGCGGTATCTCTACGCCAAGTCTCCACTGGATGCCATCGAAGTTCTCAAGAATTATGAGCCGCTCGATCCCAAGGAATCATATGCCAATGCGACAGACAAGAAAGCCAAGGTCTCGGAGTATATCAACTCCATGTCTTATGGTTCGCACGATGCGGGCTGGCTTTCGTTCTATGAGTTTTTCCGCGACGTGTGCGACCTCGATTGCTGCAAGCAACTCGATGGCTTGATTGCCCTGGCTAAGGTATCTGGCTGGGTCGCAATGTATGACGAAGTTGCGGTCATCCAGGATCGCCCAGGCGCCATTCATTTCGACGAGGAGAAACGTCTTCATTGCGAAACGGGTCCCGCGATTGAATATCATGATGGTTATGGCGTTTACTCTTGGCATGGCACTCGTATTCCCGGCGACTGGATCGAGAACCGTGAGAAACTCAGCGCCAAGATTGCTTTGACTTGGGAGAACGTGGAACAGCGCCGCGCAGCTTGTGAAATTCTTGGTTGGGTCAACGTTCTCAAGGAACTGAACGCGACCGTGATCGATGAAGATGACGATCCTGAAATCGGCACTCTTGTCGAAGTCGATCTGCCCGACCTGGGCAAGGAGAAGTTTCTCAAGGTAATCTGCGGCACTGGGCGTATGTTTGCGATTCCAGTTCCTCCCGATACCAAGACCGCCCTGCAGGGTAACGCCTGGACGTTCGATATCGATCCGAACCTCTTGAAGAACCTAGAAGTTCGCACGTAACACCACGAAACACTTGACAAACAATAGCAAACCTGCTATTATACATAGACTAGAGATTAGGAGAACTTATTATGAAGACATTTACTAAAATTGCGGCCCAGGGTGATTTCATCATCGTTCGGGTTAATGAGTTGCCCACCAACCTGACGCCGTTTGCGCCAGAGGGCAGTGTGTTCGTGGTCGCGCATAGCGAAACTGGCCACAATCACGTTATGGAGCGCACCAACGTCGAAGCGTTCCGTAAGGACGAGAAGGGCACGGATCGTGACTTGTACGAACTGTTCCTGTTGGTGAAGGAGCCCACCGAGGTGAAGCACCTTCGTTCGCACGACACCCACGAGTCCCTGTTGGTGCCGCCCGGTAAGTATATGATCAAGCGCCAGCGCGAGTATGTCGCCGAAGGTTTCCGGAAGGCTGCCGATTAGTAGCAGGCTTCTGGTTGGAGCAGCATTGTGGCCACAATGCACGGGTGGTAATGTAGGAGAACGGCTTGTTCCCCGAGGACTGGAATACCTAATCTAGCAACACTAGATGCTCCAATATGTTAGACACACTTATGGGGAGGGGCTCCAAATACCCCTCCCCATTTTTT